GGTAATTCGGACCCCGATGTGTATCTAGCTATAGCAACATAGAGGCGAGTTTCGTTTCATATGAAAATCGAGATGATCGACATCGAGCGCGTGATTCCGTATGCGAGGAATCCGCGCAAGAACGGAGATGCGGTCGATAAGGTCGCAGCATCATTACGCGAGTTTGGCTTCAGACAGCCTATTGTTACCGATGAAAATTTTACGATCATCGTCGGTCATACTAGACTGCTCGCCGCAAAAAAGTTAGGGCTTTCAGAAGTTCCGATTCATATTGCGGACGGGTTAAGCGAGGCGCAAATAAAAGCCTACCGGATCGCGGACAATCGCATTGGCGAAGAAGCTGAATGGGATCGAGAGCTTTTGCAAGTCGAGCTACACGATATCGAATCGAAAGAATACGATGTCGCGCTTACTGGATTTGATGGTAACGAGCTAAGTGAAATTATGTTCCCCTCCGATAGCTCGCCCGATGACTTTCAGTCATACGGCGAAGATATCGCAACAGAACACCAATGCCCGAAATGCGGCTATAAATGGTCGTGATGAAATTTTCGCTCGAACGGTCAAGGGAAAATTTAGATGTAATCGATTCGCAAATAGCGGAACTTTTAAAGCGTAGGGTTCAGATCGCAAGAGAGATAGTTCGATATAAGCTCGAGAACGGTTGCGCTGTTACAGACCTCGATAGAGAACAAGCGATCATAGATAGAGTCTTATCAAATACAGGAAATATGATAAGTCGAGATTCGATTCATAAGATTTACAATTTGATTTTTAAAGAGGCAAAAGATAAACGTGAAGCCTAGCTATAGGGTTCCGACATTAGACGAAATTAATGAAATACCCCCAAATGGATATAAGGCTATATCTACATTTTCGGGATGTGGGGGATCGTCTCTCGGTTATCGTATGGCAGGATTCGAAATGCTATACGCGAATGAATTTATAGACGCTGCGCGAGATACCTATATCGCAAACGCAAGCCCTAGTACCTTCGTAGATGGAAGAGATATCAGATCTGTTACAGCGGAAGATATCCTAGGAAAAATAAACTTAGAGGCAGGGCAGCTAGATTTATTAGACGGATCACCGCCGTGTGCTTCTTTTTCAACAGCCGGAAAAAGAGAAAAGGCTTGGGGTAAGGTTAAAAAATACTCAGATAAGGCTCAAAGGGTTGATGACTTATTCTTCGAGTTTGCGAGATTAGTAGAGGGCATACAACCAAAGACTTTTGTTGCGGAGAACGTATCAGGTCTTGTAAAGGGAACAGCAAAGGGCTATTTCTTAGAAATCCTATCAACGCTAAAAAACTGCGGTTATAGGGTAGAGGCGAAACTATTAGACGCTCAATGGCTTGGGGTTCCGCAAGCGCGTCAGAGGATTATATTTGTTGGCGTTCGTAATGATCTAAGACTAGCGCCCGCTTTTCCAAAGCCGTTAGCATATAGGTATACTTTAAGAGACGCGCTCCCGTGGATACACTCCGTACGACAGATCGAGGTCTACAACGAGGGAGAGCGGATAACGACCGACTCTCCGGTTCCGACGATAACGCAGTCGGGGATCGGAGCTAAACGGATCGAAAAGCATTACGTCGAAGCGGAAGCGGATATCTCGAAATACTGCACGGGTCGAGAGTGGGATAAATTAAAACAGGGCGAGCAGTCCGATAAATACTTTAACCTCGTCCGCGCAAGTATCGACGCTCCCTCTCCGACGATCTGTGCGAGTCACGGATCGCCCGGGATAGCGTCGGTAACGCACCCGCTAGAGAAGCGGAAGTTCTCGATCGCGGAACTAAAAAGGATCTGCGGGTTCCCCGACGACTTTGTATTAACGGGGTCTTATAAGCAACAATGGGAGCGTCTCGGGCGAGCAGTACCACCGGTAATGATGTTTCATATTGCTAAAACAATTTGCAACGAAATACTTATCCAATGACAAAAAAAATAGACGTTCGCAGTATTCTTTTGAAATATGCGCAGTCATTCGAAGATACAGAAGTGGCAGTTTTGCTTTCTGGTGGTATTGATTCAGCAAGCGTAATGTTTTCGATGCTCGAAGCTGGCAAAAAAGTTATTGCATATTCATTTATGCTAAATGGAAAAATGAGTTCTGACTTTGCTTACGCTCGGCGCAATGCGCGTAATTTTAATTGTGAATTCGTATCAATTATATTGCCAGACAATATAGAAACTTTGAAATTAGATCTTATTGATTTGCAAAAGTTTGGCGCGCGCACTAAAACAGATTTTGAATGCGGTTGGCCAATGCTATATGCATATCGTCAAATTACGCAGAAAATTATTGCTTCTGGAATGGGCGCGGATGGACATTTTTGCATTTCAAAAAAAGGCATGATTCATTACAGAGACCGTATTGACGAATTTAGGCTAGGCTTGTACAGAAATCCGAATTACGCTCAAGCACATATTCATAAAGCATTGGCAAAAAAATTTGAAAAAACAATAATTATGCCGTATTTGACTGATGATATGCAACAGATGTTTTTGGGTACGACATGGAACCAAGTAAATAAACCGCGACAAAAACAACCAATACTAGACTCATATCCGATTGAATTTAGCCGTATTAAAATTAGGCCTCATATAAACTTGCAACTTGGGGATAGCGGAATAGCGCAACACTTTTTTAAGTTATTAAGAACAAACTGGAATAAGAGAAATTATAAATCTCCAGTAGGTATCTATAACTTAATCACATCTGGCGTTATAAAATGAAAATTCCTAACAGCTGGACTTTCAAGACCGACGAGATTGCAATTGCATTCGACTCCCATGTTCGAGAGCAGTTACCTTGGTATGAATTAGCAACAGATGCGGTCGCTCATTTAGCAAAGCACTATATCCCTAACAACGGAGTTGTTTACGATATAGGGGCCTCTACAGGAAATATTGGAAAATCGATAAACGATATCTTAACTGCAAGAAAAGCAGCGTTGATTCCGGTAGAAGAATCTAAGGAAATGGCCGAAAGATATGACGGCCCATATGTAGAAAATTTAGTTATCAGTGATGTCTTAAATATCGAAATCGAAGAGTTCGATGTCGGGGTAATTTTTCTTACACTTATGTTTTTGCCGGTATCGATACGATACGAGTGGGTCGCTTCCTTCTACGATAAAACGAGATTAGGCGGCGCAATCATAATTGTCGATAAGGTAGAGACAGCAAGGGGTTACCTTGGAACCGCGCTCGGTCGCTTAACCTTACTCGGTAAGGTAAAAAATAACGTACCAAAAAATGAAATTATAGATAAGGAATTATCGCTCGCCGGAATTCAGCGACCGATAACGCCGTATCTATTGCCGGGCGATCCCGTAGAATTTTTTAGGTACGGTGATTTTGCGGGTTGGGTAATCGAGAAGAATTAGATGAGCGTCGATGTCCATGCGGTTGCAAAGGCCCTAAACCTTACCCCGCGCAGAGTTCAACAATTACGATCTGAGGGGTTACCTTCGCTCGGTAGAGGGCAGTACGAACTGGGCCCTTGCATGGCTTGGTATATTCGCTATCTCCAAGGCTTACTCGAGAAACGTGGCCCTAACGTCAACGCAGATACGCCCGACCTTATCGCCGAACGGACGCGATTAGCAAAAGAGCAGGGCGATAAGTTAGCAATTGAAAACTCCATCAAGCGCGGCGAATTGGTTTATGTGTCAGATGTGATACAAACATGGTCAGAACATATCGCAGGAGCAAAAGCCAAACTGTTGAGCTTACCGAGCAAGATCGCTCCGCAGTTAGTCAACCAACCGAATGCAAATGTCATCGCAGCCCGTATCCGCGCAGAAGTTGATACCGCCCTCATTGAACTCGCCGAAAGTAACGACGAGTATCTGGGAAGCGTTGAGACAAGCGAAGAGACTATGGAGACCGCCGCCGAAGCTGACGATCTCGGAGTGGTCGGACAGTTATCGTAGACTCTCGAGCGAATCGTCCGCAGAGCCCGGCTATTGGCGAACTGCTCGCGCACCGTACCAGCGCGGCATCATGGACGCCGTTACCGATGAGGCGATTCGCGAAGTCTGGGTGATGAAGTCGGCGCAAGTCGGTTGGACGGAGATCCTGAACAACGTCATCGGGTTCCACGTTCATCAAGACCCTGCGCCGATGCTGCTCGTGCAGCCCACGCTCGAGATGGCAGAGTCGTGGAGCAAAGATCGACTCGCCCCGATGGTCAGGGATACGCCGGTACTCACCGAACGTATCGCCGACCCAAAGTCACGCGACAGCGGCAACACGCTGCTGCACAAAAAATTCACGGGCGGTCACTTAACGGTGGCGGGCGCGAATAGCCCGTCAGGGTTAGCGAGCCGTCCGATCCGCATCGTGCTATTTGATGAGGTCGATCGCTACCCATCGAGCGCCGGAACGGAGGGCGACCCGATTTCATTGGGCAAGAAACGTACCACGACATTCTGGAACCGAAAGGTTTTAGCAGGGTCTACGCCTACGATTAAAGGGAGTAGCCGAATCGAAGCGGGATTTGAATCAGGCGACCAAAGATTCTATTACGTTCCTTGCCCCCATTGCGGAGAGTTTCAAAGGCTAATCTGGTCGCAGGTGAAGTGGCCCGAAGGCCAACCGGAACTCGCTGAGTATGTATGTGTCCACTGTGCTGCGGTCTTAACCGAAGCCGATAAACCGGAAATGCTCCAACAAGGAGAATGGCGTGGTAGCAGAGAGTTTACTGGCATTGCTTCGTTCCATATATCAGAGCTGTATAGCCCTTGGTCAACTTGGTCGGAAATGGCTGTCGCGTTTGTTCGGGCCAAAAGATTTCCCGAAACCCTCCAAACGTGGAT